GGTCGTTTGACCCTGCCACCGATATCAATTCACTATTACAGTCCTGTCGCACCTGTTGGGCAGGCGAGAGGCATACCATCAAATGGGCAACGACGATAAACAATCGCGCAAACATTCTGCGGACGAATAGGTTGGATTGCTCGTTGGATTTGATAAATATGCTGACCGAAATCTCCGTAGAGGTTGCAATCATTGTCCCTGAAATAAGTCCATTCCAGTTCACCCATAGCGAGTTGCGGAGCGAAACGGAATGTTCCTTCGCCAGTGTAGGATTCAGGAACAAGGCGTTTGAACGCTTCACCAGCAACGACGAACATCACCTCGTAAGGTGCGCTCACCCATGCTGGGTTGCGGCGTTGACCGAAACCATTGGTTACAGTGGCAGCAATGGTTGGGTTGACGAGAATCAGGTTTCCAGAACCATCAAATCCAGTGGCGCGAAGTGGTTGCTGATCGATGCCAAAGGCAAACCCACGATATCCTTGGAACTGGTAACCGCTGATGCTCTGCTCCCCAAGTTTGAATTGACCAGTGGTAAGACCGATCAAATCTTCTTTTACATCCGCATCGTTGCGGAAGTTTTCGATCTGGTCGGCAGATGCCATAACTTGGAAGAATTCACCTTCCGAGGTGGAGAAAGGTTCCGCAAGCATCTCCTCGCGCATGAATGTTCCGATCTTATAGAGTGTCTTGAAGTTCATGTCGGCATTTGGGACAGAACCTGCTGCCCAAGGTGCGCCGAGAACTTGCATATCACCACTCAAGTTAGCGGAGAACGATTTGGTATTATCAACAACGAATTTGATACCAGACTGAAGAAGATATTGGTAACGAATATCGGCATTAATAATTTGCAGAATAGTTTTCTCAAGAGCAATTTGAGCTTGAAGATAGCTACCTTTAAATGCCGTACGGGCTTGCTTGACGCAAACGCGAGGGCCAGCACCACGCAGGGTCTGGAGTTGGAAGGTGTACTCGGTTGTGCCAACTCGGTCAGGAGTCGCGCCAACACCGCACATTGTGGTGTCGTTGACAAACTGCGGAGCAGCAAGCGAAGCGTTAGGCACTGCCATTTCCTCGACGACAGAACGAACAACATCCGAAACATTCGGAATAGTGCCGCCATCGATTGAGTTAATGTAAGGAGATTTACGAGCGAGAACTCGTCCGATTTGACCGATGATTCGGTTAGTGTCTTTGGAGGCGAAATTTTGGATAGTCGCCAATGGGATACAATCTGCCATAATTTTGGTTTTCTAATTTAGTTTTGTTGTGATTTTTGCCCTGTAATCACACACTAAAAATTAGAATGCGACACAAAGCGGTTAAGTCTTTTTAAAGACGAAATTTTTTTGTTTCGCACCAAGCCGAGAGTGCTTTTTTTGCGGCTATTTAATTGGTTTTAAAGTCCAATAAAACTTCCCAAAATTACGGATTTGGTTTCCCGAATGTGATAATCCATACGATAGACAAATTTCAATGTCAACTGCTTTTTTAAAAAAAATTATTTAAGCAGTGAATGCATTATTTCAGCCTTTGACTTTCCAATCTCAAATTGTGGATGAACCAGCATCTGGTCTACATCTGCGGACGAATTTACGCAGTTAAAAATATCGAATTCGCTTTTGATTTCCTGACCAATATTTATGTCTTCTGAAATAAAAGTTGCGATACAACTTCTGCACATCTCTTCATTTGCGTATACCAAAAAAGACTTTTTATCTCCGATTAAAACGAGTGACTTTTTTTCAAAGTTCTCTGCATCTAATTTTGTAAAACCGCAATTGACTACATCGTACTCTGATAACCATCCACCTCCTGCTGCATGAAGCGCACACCACTTAACAAAACGGATGATAATTTTTTGAAAATTATTCTGATCTGCGATTGATAATTCAGGTGCTACGCGAAGGATTTTAGCAACTAATTTTTGGAAAAGTGGACTGCCTTTTGCATGGCTATTATTAAGCATGATTGGTTCCCATCCATGCCGTTCCCAAGACGCTTTCCAAGCATTTGCTCGGCTAAATTCTTCCTCCTGTCTGCGAGTCGGAATTGATTCATAGTATGAATAGATTTTTGGTTTCATTAATATGTTTTGTATCCGACATGAAAAATAGGAGTTCCGAGATCGATGTGCGGTTGATGCCCCGATTTTTTTGCGCGATGGCAAAATGAGATGTCCTCACCAACATGACCCTGCATTGGCAGAAAATAATCAAACGGATTCTCTGGATTATTTGTTTTTAATTCAGGGAATGTTTTTTGGATGTCTTCAAAAACACTGCGGTGAATTAACAAACATCCCGTGCCGATCCAGTCCACTGGAGCAATGATGTCGTGATAGTCTCTTGCAGCAGAAACTAACCCTTGATCGCTACACATCAATCTCGCGCCTTCCTGCCGACCAAAATAAGCACCTCCGATCAGTGTTTTGTTTGAATTCAGCAGTCGATGAATGATATGCCTCTGAAGAGGTAGATCAGCGACATTTTGAGCCGAGTGAACTGTTGCTCGCATCCATGCTGGGCGACCAATGCAGGGGATGATGTCGTCGTCCATCATCAGCAGATATTTCGCGTCTGTCTGAAGGAATTTTTCAGCCAATTTGTTTCGCGAATGGTACACCATCGCATCACCAATTGACATATCGAAACGAATTTTGTCGCGACCAAAGTCGAGTGCCATTGCAATCATTGCGAATGCCGTCACTGGATTCGTTGTTTTGTAACAAGGATACGCAACCATGATGTCGCGCCCTGAAAATTCTGCCCTGTAGGATGGCATCCCCTCGCTATTTCGCGACTCGGTTACGATCTCGACTTTTGGCGTTTCCTTCGGAGGTTCCACATCATTCAGTGCTTTGACTTCTTTTTCTTTTACCACTTTTGGCTTTTGTTTCGCCTTGGCTTTTGGCGCAGGCTTTACATCAGAAGGTTCATCGAGATGCGAAAAATCCCGTTGCTGGAATGGAGTTTTAGGTAGCGATTGGGCAAGTTGACCCGGCCTTGCAAATGGGTCGTTTTGCTCAAGTGCGATTTGTGTGATGCGTTCGTCTGGTGACAATTTATTCATAAGATAATATTTTTTAGTTTATTAATTTCCTGCCTCGTCGAGACCGAGGTCAATTGCATCAGCAGACGACATTTTGAGCCTATCAGATACACTTGATGGTTTGTTACTGGATGCCGTTGCGAGATTTTGCCGAGGCATTCTGCCTGCGCCTTTCAGACGATTATTTTCGTCAGAGAGTTGTTTAATTTGCGCCTCCATCCGTTGTCTTACAGTTTGCTCTGTTCGCAATTGATTAGTCAGCATATGCGACATTGCTGCTGCCGCCGCAACATCTGCCCGTGCCTGTGGAGTCTGCGGGTACATTGCGCCATAAAATAATTCTTCCAACTGTGCTGCCTGCGCGTTGTGCGCTTCAATCGCTTTGCGTTGCTCTGGAGTCGCTCCAGCAGGGATTTCTTTTGGCAACGCCCAGTCGGCATTTTGTGCTTTAATTTGCTCCTGAATGTAATTAATCGATTCTTGCTCCTGTTGAGTAAATCGTTCAACCAGTGCTTCGTCTCGTTGCTGATAGTATTGCGAAGCGTTGGCGGCAGAATGTTGGATTTCCGCGACTCGTTTTTCGCTCAAATCAGCGACATCCACGATATTTCGCTTCAGTCGTTCGGCATCGGTCATTGGTAGCTTGCTCAAGGTGCTTTGCCACCACTTTTGGTCGATTTTATCAGGCCCACCTTGCGCTTCGATGCTTTGCAATAGTTCATCGCTTGCACCATGTTGCTTCATAATGCCATAAATGTTTGCTTTTGCTTGATTTATTGGCACATCGTACTTGTTTTGAAAGTCTGGATCACTCTGAATATCAAACAATGCGCGGAATTTCCGCAAATCCTCGTAATCTGCTGGCGCAGGTGGTTTTTGCTCGTATTCTTGGAGTTTTTGTCGCAAAGATTCCGCTTCCTGCGCTTGTTTTTTGTAAACGCTGGCAGTTTCCTGCAATTTTCGCCAGTTGGACTGGTTTTTCTCGCTCAAATTGCGAGGTTGCTCGATTTGCTGAATTTCTGGGTCGATTTCGACCTGTGGACTCACTGGTTCCTGCGGAATTTCAGCCTGTGGAACGGGTTCTTGCGTCTGTTCTGGCTGAATTTCCTCTGTTTGCTCTGAAACTTCCTCCTGAACTTCTTCCTGCACGGGTTCTTCGCCACTTATTGCAGCATCAAGAGCAGCATCGATGGCATTTTCTGTATCTTCATCGATTGGATCAGCATCCAATGATGGGTTCCCGTGTCCAGTTACTGACAGTTCTTCTTTTTCGAGTGTATCTTCCATATTTATATTAAGTTATAGTGATGTATATCGAGTTTAGTGTATAAGTTGATAAACTATTTATATTATTTCATTGATTTACTGCCTCGGCACTTCCATTTTTTCCGAGACAAATTGTTTGGAGAGTTAGGATCAGACTTCCAATCGCCTTTAATTTTGGCAGATCGGGCGCAATATGCGTCACCCTTCTTGGTTCCGGGGCGAATTCGCTTCCCACCATCCTTCGCCTTGCCTGCCTGACCATAGGAAACCTTGCGAGTCCTGCCAGTCACTGCATTTTTTACGATTTTAACGGATGCTTTTCCTGCTGCTGGTTTTGCTTTCATTTTTTACAGGTTTTTTCTTTGCGGTTTTTGCTGATTCTTTAAATGCCTTGGCAGTCGGTGCGCCTTTACTTCCTGCCTTACGCATTTTCTCGCCACTTCCTGCTGCAATGCGCTTCCGCTTTGCGTTAATGTTGGCGTAAAGACCGACTACTTTTGCCGACGATGGTTTCTTTTTTATTTTCATACTTTACATAGTAATAAAATTGCCAGCAGACGGGTCGTCCTTGTCGTCAGGTGACAAGGCAAGGTCATCAAGTTCGCGAAGTGCAGATTCAAATCCCTCTTTAAATTTTGCCTGTAGCGCAACTTCCTCGATGGTTTTGCCATCCACGCGAGGAATTCTGGAATGCAGGTAGGTTCGGAGGCGAAGTTTTGTTTTCGCGTTGTATTCGCGAAGGCGAGCGATGTCTTCAGATTCCCAGTTCACTTTTTCTCTTCGTCTTTCTTGCCAGAGATCATTTTCTTTGCGCCTTCGACCATTTTGCCGACTGCCTTCTTGCCTTTGCGGTAAACATTCTTCGCGGCATCAACGAGTTCCTCGGTCTTTACCATGCCTTGGTCACTCATCTTCTGCTTGTCGAGTTTTTCGTATGCTGCCTCCTCCTCTGCGGACAGGAGGGAATCGAGTTCCATTTCCTTTTCCTTCATGGTTGGAAGTTGCGTCACTTTTTCTTTGTCTTTTGGTTTTGATTTTAGCTTATCCATAAAAATTATCCTGCGGTTGGTGGTTTGCCGGGGGCGGCAATTTCGTTGACTGTTTGGTTCTGTGATGGTGCGAGAGTCTGCATTGCGTCACCCATCATGTTTGCTTGCGCCACAGATGGTCTCTTGCCTGTTCCAGCACTTCTTGCTTGCACTGCTCCTGCTGCTGGTATCAAACCATCAGGAGGAGGCGTTGCAGTGCCTGCCGTGAGTTTCTGGATAGCAAGTTGCAATCCTTCTCGGTACATCGCCGCCTTTTGTTTATCCATGCCCTTGCCTTCGCCTGCCGAGATGTGAGCGGCATAGTGCTGCATTGCCCTTGTGAATGGCTCAACCAACTCGACTGGCAGACTGCCTTCAGGCGCATTGGCGATGACTGGCATGAGCTTCTCTGTAAGAGTCTGCAAGTGCAGATCGTCATCGTCCCTCGGAGAGACTGGCACTTCCTGCCCTGCGAGAATCGACTGCAATTCGATGACCTGTTGGCGAGTCGCCTCGATAGCATTTGCCTGCACCATGTCGGGCGGCAGTAGTACAGAATTCGCCAGTTCCTGACCAACCTTGCGCGACCAGTCGAGCTTCATCAACTCGGCCTGATTTACATTCGGATTGCCAGTGTATCTTTGAATCAAAAGATCAAGGATTGCGTTATCTTGTGCGAGCATATCTGGTAGGAGTTCCTGCGCTGGCGAATATGCCATCAACATTATGTCGGCAGGAGGGAGGTTGCGCTCCAGCATTCGCAGGCAACAATCGATTGCGTCCTCATCAAGGTGACTTGGAATCTGAAATGGAACCATGAACGATGGCATTTCCATTCCTGCCTCCATAAACGCATCGACAACTTCCCGTTTAGCCCAGACAGAGTCAGGATTTGTGAGTCTTGCAATATCGAGCAGTGTCTTTAATTCAGACGCAGTGCGGATGTGTTCAGCATGGCAGATGCCTCGTTGCATACGACCAACTGCCTGCATCCATTGAGACATCCAACGAGCAAGAATGCCTTCGCGGATTTGATTTTCGATTGCGGCAACACGATTGATCTCCGATGCGGTCTTGTCACCTGTCTGAATTCCAATCGCGGAGGATGGTAGGAAAGTACCTACTTGAATCTCTGCGAGTCCACTGATGAACTGGTCAAGTTTAATAAAATCCTCGACATCTGCTGGCATCTGTTGTTGCAGCAGTTCGTATCCCTCGGAGACAAAAGCCACAGGATGATTGACAGTGAGCGGAGCAACTCCAGTCTTTGCTGTCGGGCCTTTTCGCAACAGCAACATTCCGCGAAGATATGTATTGTCTATGATCAAATTTCGCGCCTTATCGACTGCGATGTGGGTATTATACAAATCACGACCTGCGCCACGGGAGGACATCAGAGAACCGCTCCCAACCTCGATTGCAAACAATGCGAGGCAGTCGCTCATGCGGTTATATCGATCAATTTGAGTGCAGATTTCGTCTCCAGATTTGTCGTCGAAAAGATAGCGTGAAATTTTTCCATTCGGTTCCTTAACCAACAATTCACCGAGTTCGACATATTTTGCATCGTTCTCGTATGACGCTCCATAGCTTCCCTCGCGCATCCAGTCTTCGTACCGACGAGCATCTTCGTCACTGTCGAGCGTTCTGCCAGCAGGTCGCACATTATTGATTGCTCGCACCAGATTCTTGATGTTCCACCCTGCCAGTGCGCTGATTTCCGTGTCTTCCAAGATTGGCAACAACTCGGCAATTTGGTATCGGCGTTTACGCGCCCAGATTGGCGTGGCATCAGTGTTCTGCGGAGTCTCGATACTGAAGAAAGTATAGTCTTGACGCAGGAACTCTGGTTTCCAGTCACGGGAGTCGTCCCAGCAAAGTGCGGTAAAGCCAAAGGTCGTGTTCTCATGCACAACTTGCGCGATAAGGTCGTTCAATCCATTCCATGACCTGATTGTTTTGGTAATCTCTTCGCGGAATACTTTCGTCTTCTGCTCGGAGTCAACCCCCTGAATCGGGAACTTGGAATATGTCAGGGTCGAAGCAGCATCGATCACTGTGCGGAATGGTGGCTGAATGCGGGAGACCAATATCGACAGGAATCCCGTTGGGCGATTGCTTCGCCAGTTCTGCCCCATCGATTCCAATTTTTTCGGCGAATATGGAGGTTCGTTGTTGAGCTTTTTCTGGATCAGCGCATTCTTGCGGTTACGCTCCACATTCTGCTGCTTTAGTCTTTTGTAGGCACTGAAGGCTTGCTGCGCGTCCCGAAATGTTCGGCGTACCTTGAGAGTCTTGGGATCGACAACATCTGCATTGTTTGTCCCTGACCCATCTTTAATTTCCAGATTAATTCGCTGATCTTTGTCGCTCCCATCTCGGAGGCGAGGTGCTTTGGGCGCATAGGTATTGGTGACGATTGCGGGAAGTGGCTTGCTGGAGTTTTTCATGTTATTTTAACCAGCACTTCGCTGGCAGATCGTTGCTGATTACAAATTGGTCTTTATCAAAAAAAACGGCACTGCGATTATCGTGTCGCATAATAGCGCATCCACCCAGTCGAGGAGTTGATTCAGTGTCTCTTGCTTGCCGAACACTGGTCGAAATGCGGTCAGTTGCAACAATGCAAGCACCGCATCCTGCTCGCCAATTAATATTCTTGGGACAGTCCAAACAGGTCTTTGCTCTCGCCTCGGCCAATTCGTCGCTAACAAGTGCTACTTGCTTATTGGAATGCAATACATTTTTTGCCCAAATGGTTATGTCCCCAAGTAATTCCGACTCTCGATTCGGTGGATTAACAGATGTAATTACGACCATGTCAACCCCGTGACAATAGGTGGGAAAATTACCGCAAAGGAACGAATTAATGTCACCCTGAACATCGCCAATTGGGAGATAATTCTCGGCGCGATAATTTTCAACAGTAGTGTACAACTCGTTGAGGGTATTAGCCTCAAGAAGCACCTCGCCATCTTTGTAGTGCCACCCTCCCGGTGGTTTAAATCCATGAATTGGGGTCGCCATTTTTAACGCATAATCTTTGTTTTTAACTCCAAAATTAAAATTATCAAGCGATTTTTAACTCAAATTTAAAATTTATTCAGAAAAATCAACATATCCCATACTCTCGATGCTGGGCAGTGGTTTATCATTCGATCTTTCCTTCTTTGGTTCTGTCATTGTCGCTATTAATCCTTCCCTCTGGCGCAATAAATAAACCAGCAGACTTAATGAGTCCAACTGGTCAGGAGAGTTTTGTCTCGTCCTCTTAACAAAGTCACCCTTACTCTCGACCCTGACGAGTCCCTGCCCGACCTGTTTGTACCTTCGTCCGATTGCCTGCCTGACCAAGTCTTCAGTGGCAAACGATGGGGATATCTTTAAGTATTCAAATTCCAAGTATTTAGCGAGACCAAATATCAATTCAGTGACAACGCCTGAATAAACCTCATTCGCTCTTTGCGTGTCCTCGCCCAGTAAATGCGTCTCACTTGCTGCCCAAGAATAATTAACGCCCAGCACTTCTTTGCCAAACAGGCTACACAACGCATCCGAAATTCCTGCACCATTGCCAGTGCGGTCAACGCATAGCCAGTTCGGTGCGATCTTCATTTGTTTGCAGAATTTGATTATTTGATCGGTCTGCTCCAAAGTCGCCTTCTTGGGAAAGTTAATTTGCGAATCCAGTTGCAACACGACCCTCGGACTGCTCCACGGCACAAACTTTCCACTTCTCGGAGTCCATCCATCGCTCAATCCAAACCTGCCGTAACTACACACCACCTGATCTCGACCTTCCAACGCCAAGTCAAATGCTGCCAGCGGCACAACATGACCAATGAAGCGTACGATACCAAATGAATTGTCCATCATGGCAGGGGTAATAATACCCATTGCCACGCCTTCTTGAGGAAACCATCCTCGCGCCATCGTGTAGTACTCTGCTGTCTTCCCTCGCGACTCGTATGCCTGATAGCCCTGAAATGTTTGGAACCCGTGGAAGACGATTTTTTTCTTGACCACATTCTCGCACCTCGCGGCATCAAGTCGCAGGATATGCCATCCATCGCGACTCTCCCACTCGAAATCCTCCTCGCAGTCAATCGATCCCCACCCTCGGACTGGTTCGCACCTCTTGCCAAATTCACTGGTTCTGTCCTTCGGGTTGCTCGCTCCAAAAATTTTAATGCGACCCTTTGCGCCTTCTGTATCGGCGGCAGATAGGATGTTCTGCAAGCCCTCCCAAACGCCTGCTGGCACTTCCTCGGCTTCGTCCAGAACAACATGAGTCCTGCTCATCCGACCCCATTTCTGATGCGCTTTCGCTCTTGGTGATGGATGGAACCCACGCAATGTGCCTGCGCCAGAATCACCCTTCGGTACTGCAACAAGGTGGATGCCGTTCTTGTCGTCGTCATTCGCCTGAATCGACTTCACCAAGTCCTCGCTTCCCTCAAACTCTGGACGCACCAGAGCAGTGCGATAAAAAGTCTTGATGGCAGCAAAAACATTTCGTTGAGCGTGAGCTTCGGTCAGGGAGACCACCTTGACGCAGGTGTACTCTGGGTCTCGCATCCAATCCAACAAGAACCATGCGGCGGCATTAAATGTTTTACCCATCGCGCCTGCCCCTTGAATCAGCAGTTTGTCGTACTCAAACAGGCATCGCCATGTCTCCTGCGCGGAACTGGGTCGCCAGTCATAAACTGCCTCTCCCCACAACACAGTTGCTGCCGCTTCAAACTGATCCCCGTCGAGAAGTTTCTGGACGAACTGCATGACCAAGTCACGAGAGTTCTTATGCGTCAGCACAACCTTGCCACTGCCTCTCGCAACATTCCGAATGATATACTCGGCAGCATACAGCAACCCGTCAGTATCGCTCCGATCCGCTTGCTCCCGTACATTGCGAGCAATCGCCAGCACCTGCTGGACATGGTCGTTTTGCTCAACCATTGCTCTCCTCCCACTTCCCAACAGGACACTGCTCTGTTGCCATAACAGTCTTTATCTCCATGTTGCATCCGCACTCTCGGCATTTGCCCATGCCTCGATATCCAGCAGCATCGAACATCTCGCAATCCCCGCAGATACGCAATCTTCGCGCCACCTCTGCCTCATCCACGCATGGCAAGCCTGCCGCAACAAACGCAGCAGCACTCGATACAAAGTTCTTCGCCTTTTCAAATATGCTCATTGTTGATTCTCCCCCGTTCCATTTCGCTATACTCTTTCAATGTGACTCCCATCTTACTTGCTGCTGATCGTTGACTCTCTTTGCGTTTTAGCCTGTCTGATCTCATCCGCTTCCCAATGTCGATCCACTTCTGCGTTTCGTCAGGCACTTCTCCAGTTGCCTCGCACAAACGACATGGCAACTTCCCAAACTTGTTGTACGACTTGCCATCCTTCATATCGAAATGCACGACCCCAATGAAGTAACCTTTCCCATGACAGTCAGGACAGTTCATTTTGTTAAAATGCTTACTGCCTTCTCGGCATCCTCCCTGCAAACATCAGCAGCAGTCACGGCATTGTCAGATACGATGCCATTGTCCTGAAGGTAATTCATCGTTTGCGCTTCGTCATGCCACCCATCCTCAAGCCATTTTTCCAGTGCGTTCATAGATTGCTTATCCATTCAGCTACCCTAACTGCCTGCGGAGTTTCTTCCCTGATAATCTGATCGTAGCAGACATCCCCATAGGATTTGAATATCTGAACATTGTTGATCAACCATCCCATATGGTAGCCCTGCCTCATAAAGTCGATGAAGTGCTGCGTGAGTTCTCTGTCCACAACATAGTTCATCTTGCCAAACTTCATCTCCCAATATTCCTTCGGTTGGCAGTTAATGTGACCATGCCCACCCTGATTCGGTAATGCAGCAGAGAAAATAATCGTCGGCGCAAACTCTGTTAGTTGCTTCACCACATCGTCTGCCAATGATTCATCAATATGTTCCGCTACCTCCAGACATAATGCCATATCATATCTGCCAGTATGATCGAATATAGACCGCACGATCTCTGGGCATCTCGGATCAGGATCAATTCCAATCACATCATGCCCTGCATCACGCAGTGCTTTTACATAAATCGCTGGACCGCAACCAACATCAATTATTTTCATAATGGTTTCAACATCTTCGTCATTGCATTAATTCCGTTACCCTCGGCGTACCATCCCTCGCCAGTGTAGATGTCCAAGATGTCGTTGAAGTACTTCTCGTACATCGGTGCTACCTTCTCCAAACTGAAGTTCAGCCCAAATGCCCTACACGCTCTTGAGCTAATCGCACCCTTCTGGATTTCACGCACCGCATCCACATAGTCGCCCATCGTGCGGCATCGATACCCAGTGACCCCATGCAGGTTGTTCTCGGCAAAGCTGCCCCAGTCGGAGGTGATCGTCGGAGTGCCTGACAGCAGGTTCTCGACCTGCACCCCGCCGAATGGCTCGACATACTGACTCGGCACAAACGATGCCATCGCATTTGCCATCAACCTGCGCCTCGTCGGGACATCTGCGTATCCGACATACTCGACATGGTCAGGCAATTGGTAACCTTCCTCTTTCTGCCCTGCTATCACAAGCCGCACTCCTGCCTTCTGTGTTGCCTGAACCGCTATGTCCACCCCCTTGCCACTGTAGACCCTGCCCAAGTACAAGAAGTAATCCTCTTTCTGGTCTGGATTGAAGTCGAAATCTGCGACATCAAAGTAATTCGGGATCACAACCTCGTAGTTGTCCTGCCTGCAATTGCCGACTGCCTGCAAGCCACAATACGCATGGTAAATGGCGTACGACTCAAACACCTTGAACCTGCACCAGTGACCACCTGCGTAGCCGATCCCCGGCTCCACTGCAATCATGTCAGGATGCGCGTCCACCACAGGACGCACTCCGCTTCCCCAGAATGGAAGGATGAAATCATGCTGCTGCTTCCTCTTGCCGACCTCCCGAATCGCATTGCGGAAGAATGTCTGGTACGCATGGTCTCCCATGTCGAACTTAAAGAATGTTTTCTTCCAGTCGTGATCTCCGTACGCCACCTTCCAGTCGTCGTTCGTCAGCACTGGCACTGACTCGGTGCAGATCAGGTCGCTATCCTCATGCCCGTAGTGGATCACTTCATGCCCTCGCTCGGTCATCATCTTGCCGAACTTCACCACCTTTTGGGTGTAAGCACAGGCGTTAAACTCTTTGCTCGTTACTGTGTGGGGTAACCCCAATATGTGGAACCTCATTCGTCGTCTCTCCCTTTTCGTTGTGTTGTGAATGCCTTGCGCCTGATAGCCTCCCACGGCCATCCAATCGCTTCGCATAGTTGCTTGAATTCTTTGCTCTTCAGGAAATGAATTGCACACTCCTGATGCTTGGTTGCTACATTGTCTGTATGCGGCCTCATATATCCTTCAGTCTTACTCGTAGCATCCAGATACGCTCGATAGATCATCTCTGTGATGACTATCTTTGTGAAGCGTAGTTCGTTCTCTTCTTTCTGATCTCTCATTCGATTACTTTGATTGTGTCGTCTTCTGCTTTCATCCACTCGTACTCGGACTGCCAGTACATCTCGTTCTGCTCAATCCTCGCCACTGCCTTGTAGTCTGGATGGTGCTTCCTGACGAAGTCTCGCAGTGCCTTCTTGGTGCGGAATGCCGCCACAGGATAGCCATTGGTATTATTGCGGTAGCCATGAAACAGGATGTAGACTCTCATCCCAGTTCCTCAAGATGTTTTAATTTTGCTTCAATCTCACTGCGTAGCTGCGTGATCTCATCTCCTGCATCTCCCTTGGTATAATCTTCAAGATGAGCAAGCCAGAAATCACATCGCTCAAGTAGCGTTTTAATGTTCCCGTTCATTCCAGTTCCTCCAGATAGATCGGCGTACTCTCCCCGACCCATGCGCCTGCAAGGTTGAATTCAAAGTACTCCTCTGCCTGCTCCTCGCTCATGTCACGCATCAGTACCTCGATGCATTTACGCCTGCTGTAGACTGCCAGCGGCTTGCCAAACTGCCTGCCAATTCCGAGGAACGCATCTGCGAACCCGTCTGCCAGCGTGATCTCCTCCTCGTCCAGTGCCTCTGTGACCTTCTCGGTGAGTTCTTGATCACTCATAGCGATATCCACATCACTGGTGCTACAGGACAGATTACGGCATCTACTGCCCTGAAGACCATGAATTGGGTGTCAGGGTGTTTCTTCGCCAATCGTGCTGCTTCCTTCTTTGCTGCCTCCAGAGACCAGTGGATCACTGTTGGTGGGTTGTATGGATCAAGATTGCAATTCTGCTCTGCCTTGCAATCTATCCTGCTGTTCGGTGCTAATCGGGCTATGATGTACATGATTTATATATGGTTTATTGTTGATCGATAAAATGGATAAACTTGCTATAGGTCTTCCTTCGGAGGTTCAGGCTCCCTCTGCCCGTAGACATGGTTAGGGTTCTGTCTCTCCCAGCGTTCCAAACGCTCTTTGGCATCTGCCCACTCTCGTTCCTCTTTGTCTCTCCAGTACTCTGCTGGATCATCATAGTAGTCTCGTTTTGCCATGCAAGTTATTGTTATCTATTGGTTAATCCTGCCGTTGTGTTCCATTATCTACTACCTATCTTATCGGAAGTTATCAACATTTTCGCTTTATAATCTTGCTATTTTCAGTGACATACACTTCAATCGCATTCATGTCATTTTGTGCTTGTTTCAGTCCCTCTTCGGTCATGGAATAAGTATACGCATAAGGAGGCATTGGTTTGCCTCTGCTCAACCTTGGCCCGACTGGGCATCCGTTGGCACATATGGTGAGTCGGATTTCAAACTCAATTTTCATCGTCGCAGTCTCCGTGACAGGTTAAAAATAAGTTTGTCACGGAGGTGGTAGCTTCCCTGACTCAAGCTCAATAGCCTCTGGCTTGCCTGATCTGGATGGCAGTGCGAAGGAGACAGTGAGCGCAGTGTTGCCAGTTTGCTCTACCTCGACCTTGTCTCCGTACTTCTTGGGCGCGATCTTGCTTGCTGCCCATTTGAGAGCATCCATGCGTAGACGGCCTATTGCTGCGTCATGGGAGCCAAAGGATTCGTCAATGATCATCTCGGCATAGTAGTCTGCCTGCATTGCTCGCGCCTGCGTGTATTGCTCACGAAAGATTGGATTGCTTTCAAGCCAGCGATAGACAGTGCCTGAAGGAGGCATATGATCATCGAGAACTATTTTGCGTAGAGTCTCACCATTTGCCATGCGTTTACAGATTTCGTCGGCGATGTCTTGGGTGAAGGTGGTAGGTCTACCCATTTTTTTTTGCTTTGGAAGTTCTTGATCAGGTTCTGGTAATGAATTGTCTGACATAATAGGTCTTGACTTTTTAGCAATTGTTTACTTATAATGAAGAGTCTTCGTTAAGCGATTGGTCAATCGCTTGACTGCGAGGTGAGTGTTTGTGGAGCGTCCTGCCGCAGTTGTAGGCATGAGAGTTTTGTCACTGGTTTGGTTGGTGGGTGGTAGATGATTTCGATGATCGTCTTTTCGTCTGCCCTGTGTTTGCAGCGTTGTTGCGAGTAGTTGGCGTTGATGGATTCTGGGTCATCATCGTGAATGAGTCCAGAGTATCGAAGTTGATCGGTAAGAGGTTTCGTGCCTCCAACGAAATTATCGAAGTCTTGGAGTTTGGTGCTGACTCTTTCAATGCGGAGAGTAACGCGCCTTTTGCTTTTTGTTTGTGCTTGTGGAGATTTGACCAGTGGCTTGACAGGATCGTGTTGAGGCTGGGAGTCAAGTACCCATGGAGGTGGAGGCGTAGGGTAATAGTTCCCGTCTGGGTGCAGGTGGTAACCGAGTGATTTGAGTTGCTCATGTGTCCAGTTGCTCATTGGTGATGGTCGAGATTTGAAAGTGTCATGCTTCCAACTTCTCATGTTGTTGCCTGAATTGATTGAGTCGTTCGATGATGTCTTGGGACACCGCGAAGAGATCGGGTTTCTTTTCGAGAACGATGGAGAGTTGAGCGATTGAGTGAGCGATAGCGTTCTGCATATTTGGACTTACGACATGATCGTTTTTGGCAGCGAGTGCCTCGTACTCGGAGAGGAGTTGTGAGAGGTTGATAGCGAGAACAGTTGATGCGACAGTGAGTTTGATCTCGGTTTTGGTTGGTTCTTTTGATTTAGCCATTGTGTTGTGATTGGTGGATGGGGGGGATGTGAGGTTTTATGTGGTTACCTCACGGGGTTAATGAATGACCAGCAAAACATGGTTGCCGCCACAATCCCCAGTTTGGATGACAGGTGAGCAGTGTGCGCGTTGCTGCTCTGGGTTTCTTGTTCTAACGACCCGCCAAGGTAGTTAGTTTTTGTTTTGGTTGTTGTTAATGCGCCCCACATCTCGCGATGACCCGTCAAAGTGTATCAGAACGGAATTTCATCGCCATCTTCGTCATGCGTCTTGACTGGCGGCAGTGGTCTACTGGTAGGTTTGGAAGCGACTGCGGCCTTTGTGGGCGCAGCAACAGGCGATCCTGCGCGGCGAGGCATGGATGCAGCGAGTTCCTTGGCGATCTCTTTGGCCTTTGCCTGTGCCTCGGCCTTTTCAGCCTCGACCTCCTCTGGCGACTTGCCGCCAGTGGTGCGATCCATGTTTGGGTTGTTCAGCCACTTTGCCCTGTACGAGGTCTTGCCGTTATACTCCTCCTGCTCGACTACCACCTCGACCTCTTTGCCTGCGAAGTTGATGTTCTCCCAGTTCCAATCGATACCAAAGCAATGCTCCAGTGCCTCGACAGTGCGCTCTTGGGTGCGGTCAGTGAGGTATCCATACCAATGGATGGTCTTGCCATTCTGTGCGCCTTCAGTGTCGATTTTGACTGGAACTCGGATGAATCGTGTTTCGTTTTTGCTTTCACCTAACCATCCGTAGAGTGGTTCAGTTACGACACCATGATAAGTGCCTTCTGCGTCGATTTGATATTTACTCATTTGTTGTGATTTCTGCTCTGTTGATGTTCTGGAGGATGTAGTGTTCAAATTCCTTCATCTTGCCGCCGATAGCAGTGGCGAATTCCACTGCCTTGGCATGATCAGGAATCGGAATGGTGATGCAGGTGGAAACTGGTTTAGTGTTCCGTTTGCAGGTAGTCACCCACATTTTTACTTTGGTGATTTTGGGTTCTTTCATTTATTAATAATGGTGCTTATTGATTCATCGATCTCATAAATCTGCTCCTGCAATTTAAGTTGTTTTGGAGTCGATTCTACTATGTATGATCGATCTTTGAAATATACTCTATTATTTGGAAATATTGTCAAGCGTCCTTCTGTCGTAACTGCCCAAATCATGGTTTTATCCTGATCTGGTGCGGCAGAGTAGCTATCATTTAAATGTGTTGTCTGGAATAAATATTCGCCTTCGACGATTCCATTACAGGTAAGTATTTCGCATTTCATCCCAAGTAAATGGGGACATTCCAGTATTGCATATTGGTCGGAATAGCAGTTCCACATTTGCGTTTCTTCAGCCAACAATTCACTGTCTTCAGGCCAAAAAGAAATCGCCCAAGGAGGCACATTGCGGTAGAGCATCCCGCCATCGCGGAAGATGACATTCAGTCCCCATGCCCTGTTCGGGATGGATACGATCTGCACCCATTGTGCCTCGGCGAAACCTATTGGTTCCTCATGCGTGTAGTTTGTATCGACCCATATATATTTCGCAGTCGGGAGACTGCCAGTTTTTGTGTATAACATAATTTATTTATTGATGCGTTCCAAAATAACGCAGGTCGCGACTATAACCCAAGTGACAATAAGTGCCAGTATTTCGTTGTTCATTTCTTTTTCAATAACGAGTGATATTGCCGCATGGTTTCAGTAATTGTGCGTTGCTGATCGAGGGTTAATTGTACATCGAATTCGCCCAGTGCGTAGCTTGCGATATTTACCAATTTTGCCGCCATGTCCTTCCACTCTTGAAGCAGATTGTTTTTTTCTGCTTCAATGATTTTGTATCCCTCGTTGAATCCGCCTCGGTAAATTTCCTTTCCGTTGTCGATAACAACAAATTGAAATTGAGAAGGTTTTGTTGAATGATCCCATTTTCCTGTCATTTCGTTTCCTCCTTGAGTTGGTCGAGTTCGGCGCGGAGTTTTGCTCCCCAAGGAACTCCATCGCATTCTAATGGGATAATCGCCCTATCCGCGATGTCGCGGAGCTTGGCGTTTTGCTCTCCTAAATTGTTGTAAGCCTCGCAAAGTTTTCTAATCTGCAACTCATAATCCCTTGCTTCCTCGTGAATTTGCTTGACGGCCTCGTCGCGCTGCTGCCTTACTCCAGCATACATATTGTCGATTTGAGAAATAACTCCTGCAACAGAACCCAATAGTTCAAATTCTTTGGCATCAGGATACTCGGCTTTTTGGATAGATGTCGCCAAAGTGTTAGCTTCAACACTTGCCTTACGAAGCTGCTCCATCGCCTCGTCGCGCTCGCGTTCCAAATCAGGCAATTTAGCAATTCGGTTAGCTAAATCACACTCATCCCCAACTGTCTTTCCTCCGATTATCTGGGCAAAAATTTCGTAACCAT